ACGGCTACGGCTCGAATTGAAGTCAATGGCGCGGGCGTCCCTCGCGCCATTTGCGGCAATTCTGCCGAAGGAGAACTGCAATGAATAAGCGTATGTTGTTCGGCGCCCTCGCGGTTGCTGCTCTTGTCAGTGTCGCCAGCACCGTGGCGTTCACCTCCCCCGCCTTCGCTGGGCCGTTCGAGACTGCCGCCGCGCCGTTCGAGAACTATTATGGCTCGCAGCACGGTGTGCCCGACTTCACCTTCACCAAGGCCGAGTTTGGCAACACCAACCTCGGCGCCATCGTCCACCTCGGCGCGGAAGTGGTCTACGCCACCGTGCATGGCTACACCGTGGTCTACAATCCGGCGACGGATGAAGTGCTCGTGTGGTCGGGCAACACGCCCGAATTCAAGGGCCGCACCATCTACGCCGATACCAAGTGCGAGCTGTTGCCGCGCGGCAGCGGCAAGTGGGTACTCGGCATCCCGTCCGCCGGTGGCGGCTGCGAGTATGACACGCTCGCCGGCAACGCTGGCGGTTCGGTGGTCATCGGCGTGATCGGCGCCACCGAACGCGAATGCACCTGGACGGCTAAGCACGAGCACTCCTGCTAGTCGGCCCTCTCAATCCCACCCAAAAGAGGGCAGCCCGCGCGGCTGCCCTTTCCCGTTCAACCAAGGACAACGACATGAGCAAGGACAAGGGATACGTCGAGTTTGGCGCCAATGAGGATTGGTGGCAGGACGATTCCACCACCAGCCTGTTGCGCCCAAGCCCACCGGGCGCCAGCCGCTCCCTGATGGCTACGAGGTTGCCTGACGACACGCCCAGCCTCGATACCTCGTTCCACGATCACGAAATGGATGTGGGCGATGAGTAAGCCGATGGACGGCCAGCGCTTCGCCAACATCTGCCGCATCATGATGAACATCGACAAGGCCGATCTGGTCGAGGCTGGCATCATGCACGCCAATGAAGGCGGCAACGACTGGCGCCGCTTCAACGACCAGCCGTTCATTTTTGTGGTCAAGCTCGATGACGTGAAGCTGGCCAAGCTGTGGGCGCTGATCGAGGCGGTAGAATGAACGCCACCGATCTCCTCGGCCTGCGCGTGTGGAACGTGGCGCTGTGCCCCGGCAACAACGGCACGCTCCACCTCAAGGTTTCCCTTGGCCGCGACCGGCAGGTGACGCCAGCGGCGATCATCACCGTTCCCGCTGATGGCATCTTCAACCTTGAAGGCGCCCACCTCGATCTCGATGGCGTCGAGGACGGAGCCCCGCTCGCCTGACCCATCGCCGTGGGGCGCTGCGGTGCCCCGCCACGATGCGCCAGTGCATCAGGAGACATGGACACCATGACTGACTTAGAAAACTACACCTATTGGATGCGTGAGCTGGAGGCCATCGACGGTGGCTTCGTGCCCACGATTGACGAGCCCGCCCACCAGCGCCGCGATGATGCGGAATTGCCGCTTGATGGTTTCTGGCGCATCAGCGCTGCCAAGACCAAGCCAGATGCGCCGGTGGCGATCTGGACTGCCGAGGATGGCGTGACGTGGTGCAAGATCGGGCGCCGCAAGGAATTCCCGAGCACCGGCGACGAGTGGCAGGAATTCATCACCGGGGCGAGCTGGCTCAAGTGCCGTGCCGTCACCGAGGATCAGTACCGCCAGGCGCTCGATAGCGGCATGTGGTTCGACAACAAGCCCAGCCGCCAGCTCTCCATCGAGGAGGAGCTGGGATTGCCCAAGCCGGGCGAGAACTCGCAGGCGCCCGAGCATGAGGCGCTGCGCGACGTGATCGAGGCGGCGGTGGAGAAGGCCGACGCCTTGCAGGTGACGACGCAGGAGGAAGCCGATCTGGCGGTGGCTCTGATCGACAAGCTGGCGAAGCTGTTCAAGTACGGCGACGACAAGCGCGCCGAGTTGAAGCGCCCCCATGACGAGGCTGCCACGCAGATCCAGCAGACGTGGTTGCCGGTCATCAATCCCGCCGAAGCGGCACGAGTCTCCCTGCGCAAGCGCAAGGATCAGTTCCTCGTCGCTGAACAGGCCCGCCTCAACAAGATCGCGGCCGACGAGGAGGCTGCCCGCCTCGCTGCCCTGCCCAAGACTGAACCCGGCGCCGAGCCCGTCTACACCGCTCCGGTGAAGGCGGAGAAGGCCAGCGCCGGTGGCGCCACGGGTCGCGCCTCGTCCGTCCGCATGAAGTGGGTGGGCGAAATCACCGACCAGGGCGCGTTGCTCGCCCACCTCGTCGCCAACAAGGACGCCGATCTGGTGGCGCTCCTCCAGAACCGCGCGGATGCTGCCGCGCGCGCCTTCAAGTCCGAGACGCCGATCCCCGGCGTCAAGGGTCACCACGTCCCCGCCATCTAAGAGGCAACCATGTCCGACAATCGCAATGCCCCAGCGCCGACCACCACCACGGCGCTGGCTCCGACGAGAATGCCCATCGCCCCTGCCATCGCGCAGGAGTTTCAGGTCAGCTCGCCCGAGTGGCGCGTTCTGGTGGAGACGATCTGGCCGAACGCCAAGACGCCGGAAGCGGTGATGATGGCGCTCTCCTACTGCCGCGCCCGCAAGCTCGATCCGTTCAAGAAGCCCGTCCACATCGTTCCCATGTGGTCGAGCGCCAAGGGCGCGATGGTCGAGACGGTCTGGCCCGGCATTTCGGAAATCCGCACTACCGCTGCGCGCACCGGCGCCTATGCGGGCATCGACGCGCCCGATTGGGGGCCGAAGGTGACGCGCACCTTCACCGGCGACATCGAGGTGTGGGAGAACCGGCAGAAGGTCACCGTCACCAAGAGCGTGGAGCTGACGTTCCCCGAATTCTGCCGCCGCACGGTCTACAAGATGGTCGATGGCGTGCGCTGCCCGTACACCGCCGAGGTCTATTGGGAGGAAGCTTACGCCACGCTGGGCTTCAACAACGAGCTGCCCAATGCCATGTGGTCGAAGCGCATTCGCGGCCAGCTCGACAAGGTGTCGGAAGCCGCGGCGATTCGCATGGCCTTCCCCGAGGAGACGGGCGAAGGCGTGACGGCCGAGGAAATGGAGGGGCAGGTGCTTCACGACGCACCGCGTAGCGCCGCCGATCCGCTCGGGCTGGGCATTACCGGCCCCGCGACCACCACCACGGCGCCGACGCGCCCGGCTGGTGGCCCGCCATCGGCGCCGGTGGTGCCAAAGAAGCCCGTAGAGGCACCAAGGCCCGCTCCGGCTGCTACCACAGCCGCCGCTCCCGCCGCCCGCCCTGGCGCCCAGCGCCAAGGGCAGGCTGAGACGTTCCCGAACCCCGAGGAGCTGATCAAGGAATGCGCCGGCCGCATGGAGGCGCTCGAAGACGGCGACGAGGACGGCTACAACGAGGTGTGGGAGCAATATCGCCACCTGCAGGGCGAGTTTACGCCGCCCGACTGGCAGAACCTGCTCGACATCGCCACCGCCCACTACGATCGCACGCATGATGATGGCGGTGAGCCCTTCGTGCCCAGCGCCAACGACGATGGCGGCACCTATGTGAACAACGATGGTCAGGCCGACATTTTTCCGGGCGACCGTTGATCGACCGCAACCTCAACACCGGCCGCGCCTCGATGCGGTGCGACTGGTGCGGCTCCCCCGGCGTTCCTGGCTCGATGCCGAAACGCTCCGAGCTTGAAGTTGAACTCCTGCTGGCCGACGCGATAAGCGCCGGCTGGCTGCTCGTAGATCCCATCGGTGGCCACGCTTGCGCCATCTGCCCAGCCTGTGTGGAGTTGAAAGAATGGCAAAAGCGGCCTTCGCGCACGAGCTGATCGGCGCCCATCACATCCTGATGCCCTTTGACGATGAGGGGCGCGACATGCTCGCAGCCCTGCCCGTCCACAAAGAGGTGCTGGTGGACATCCACACGCCCCGCAACCCGAAACACCACCGCCTGTTGTTCGCGCTCTATGTGAAGCTGCACGATGGCGGCGCCTTCGATGGCGACCAAGACTCGTTCCTCGATTGGGCGAAATACGCCACCGGCCATGTCCGCTCGTCGGTCGATCACCGTGGCGAGGTGCATTACGTGCCCAAGTCCATCGCTTTCGAGAGCATGGATCAGGCCCGGTTCAGCCGTTGGTTTGATCGGGTCTGCTACCACATCGCCCACCGCCTCCTCGGCAGCGCCGACGAATGGGAAGCCTTGCGCGACGACATCATCAACACCGTTGAAGGGAAATACCGCCGATGAGCAAGCCGCTCACCGTTCTCCTCGCCCAGGTCGCCGCCGCCCACGGCATCACCTCCAGCCACATCCGCGAGGGCAGCAAGCGCAGCTCACGGCAGGCGCGCTATGAATTCTGCTACCTCGCCGCCGTGGAGACGAACGAACCGATCCGCAAGGTGGCCGAGGTGGCTGGCTATGAGGATTGGACGAGCGTGACCTATGCGGTGCGCCAGCACGCCATCCGCAACGGGCTGGCGCCTCGCTCCTTCATGGACGCGCGCAAGGGCGTGAAGCCGCTGCGCATGATCGACTGGAACGTGTTGGCCCGCCTGGTCGAGGCTCGGATGGTCGAGCTGGAGCTGACGCAGGTGGCCGTGGCGAAGCGCGCCGGGGTTGGCCGGCGCGCTGTGTCATGGGCAAGTCAGGCCAAGCCGATCAGCGCTGACGATCTCGTCGCCATCCTTGTCGCTCTCAGCATCGGGCTCGAGGAAATCATCACCGCGCCGTTGACCGCTCTACTTCGTCCAGAGCTGCCTTTATCTGCTTGAAGCTGACGGCCAGGGCGTCGTTCTTCTGCTCGTAATAGCCCTCGATCTGCGCCTCTTTGTCGGGGCGTGACAGGTTCGGGTTGTACTTCACCGACATCAGGAAGGCGTTCTGATCCTCGAAGGCCGCGTCGATGCGTCCGAAGGTGGTATCGAGCGCGACGAGCTGGGTGTTCATCTTGTCCAGCATGAAGGCATCGAGCCGGGTCTTATCCTTGACCGCGAGCGCCTGGAGCTGGCCGAACGCCTGCCGCATCCCAGCCGCGCGAGTCTTGAGGTCGTAGTAGCCCTCGGTCCATTTGGTGCGGTACGGCACCTTCTGCCCGGCGAACTGGTGGATCAGGTAGTCCACGGGTCCGCGCTGGAACGGCCGATCTCCCCACTTGTCCTGCTTCCAGAACAACGCCTCGGTGGCGTCCGCGATGTAGGCTTCGACATAGCGGAGGTAGCCCTGCGCATAGTGCTCGGCCACCAGCGGCGACACGCCCAGCGTCTCACCCAGGGCGATGTAGATTTGCGGGGTGCGCTCGGTGAACTGGTAGCGCGCCGGCATGTCGAGCATGTGGTTCGGCACGATGGGAGCGCCGCGCCAATCCTTGTTGGCCTGCACCTCGATCATGGGCTGGAAGATGCCGGGATAGTCACCGATGGCGAGCGAGTTGAGCGCCACCCATGCCATCTGCTTTGCCGCCGCCTCGCCGTCCTTGTCGTTGATCAGGTTCAGCACGATCTCGGGGATGGTGGCGAAGATATGCCCGATGTCATAGGGGCGCGGGATCTTGATCGGCTTGTCGAGGCCGGGCACGAAAATCCACCAGAAGCGGGCGCGCTCGTCCTCGGTGAGCGCCTTGTAGCGATCATCGTCCTTGTTCAGCAGCCACAGGATCAGCGTCATGGTGGTGATGACGCCGCCCTTGAGGATGAAGGCAGCCTTCGAGCGGTTGAACTTCGCCAGATTGCCGACCGTCATCTTGCCGTCGATCTCGGAGAACTCGCGCGCCGTCTTGTCGATGCCCTGGATGCTCGCGTTCATGAACGGCACGGTGCGGATGAACTTCGCCCAAAACTCGTTGCGGCCGATCTTGGAGAAGTCGGTGGTGATCTCGCGCGCCTGCCACGCCGCTTCGAGCGGGGTGCGGCTGGCCTTCATGCCCCGGCGATAGTCGCCCATGCGCGAGCCGTATTCGAACGCCGAGGTGAAGCGATCGTAGCCAGCGAGGAACTTCGCTGCCAGATCCCATCCGTTGCGCGCCGGGAGGTCGAGCTGGCGGCGCGAGCGGGTTTCCTCGGTGCGCGCCTCGATGCGAGTGCCGTAGCCCGCGCCCTGGCGCCGCATGTCGCGGTAGAGCGGGGTCTTGAGGATCACGTGCCCCATGCCGATCATGGTGTCGATCACCGGCAGGAAGGCGTTCTTGGAAAGCACCGCGGCTGAAACCGTGTCGCGGATGGCATTGGGGCCGAGGAACTGGAGCATCGAGGTGACGGTGCGGGTCTGGAGGTTCTTGACGCGATAGAGCGTCTTGAGCACCGCGCCAGCCGTCAGCCCGCGCATTCCGGTGAGCATGTCGACCAAAAGGGGCTCGCGCACCTCCATCCACACGCGCTCGCCGTCGATCACCGCCGAATCAACATAGGTGTCGCCGTCCGTCTTGGGCGGCTGGTTGAGCATCCAGAACGACAGCATGTCGGGGTTCTGGCGCAGCACGTCCGCGATGTCGGCCACGTCATAGACCGCGTTCTGCACCTGCGGCTGATTGACCATCAGGCCATTCTTGGAAATGCCCAGCCCGAGGTCGGCCATCGCCTTGGCCACGGTGTTCGCCATTTCATCGAGGCGCACCTTGACCAGCTTGCTATCGGTGCCGATGCGGGCAGCGAACAGGGAGCCGTCCTGGTGCTTCAAAATCTGGCGGTAGAGCGTGGCCTTGGCGCGGGCGATCAGGGCGGCCCGGATGTTGGCGAACAGGCCCTCGATGATGTTCTCGGCCACGTCGCGGATATTCTGCGTGCCACCCTTGAGGCGAGCGCCGATGCGGCTGGCGCCGTCGCCACGGTTGCCCTCCTCGATCATCTTGCCCACGCGATGGAACGGCACGTAGTTGGCGTTCATCTGCGCGAAGGCGTCACGCTGATCATAGGTGAGGAGCCCCATCTGCTCGAAGAAGTCGAGCATCCGGCTGTTGAACTCCTGATAGGCGCCGAACACCTGCGCGAACTCGGGATACTGGCGGGCGAGGTCGAGGCCGGCCGTGATCTCCTCCTTCGTGAACAGGTTCTCGCGGCCCTGGCGCATCAGCTCGTTGCCGCGCCGGGCTTTGAAATAGTCCATCAGGAGGTCGAAGCGCTTCCAGCCGTGTTTTGCCACCGGCCAGAACACCTTGGTGAGGCCGATGCCGGTTTCGAGGAACGAGCCGTCCACGGTGAGCCCGATGGTGCCGTCCTTGACGATGGACTCGTGCAGGCTCTCGGCGCCGTTGACCATCTGGAACTGCTTGTAGGCGGAGCGGGTCGCGTCTGCGATCCCGCCATTGAGGGTGCGCTCCACCACCTTTGCAGCGTGGATTTTGTCGATGGTTTCCTGACGCAGGCGCTCGGCCGGATAGGACTGGAAATAGCGGATCACCGCCTCGCTGGGCGTGTACTCCTCGCCGCTCTTGGCGCGGAGCTGGGCATGGGCGCCCTGGAAGAACCACTTGTGGGCGTCCTCCTGTAGGCGCCGCATCTTCTTGTCCAGCACCTTGTCGGCCGCGAGCTGCGCCTCGAAGTGCGTGGTGAAGCTCGGCACCGCCGCGATGGCAGCCGGGTAGTTCGTGATCCACAGGCGCACGTACTCGGCAAACCCTTCCTTCACATATTGTGCCGGGTCCGAGGTGTAGGAGAGCTGCTTTATCTCGTCCTTGAGCGTGGTGGACAGCCGCGCCGAGGCGAAGCGGGCACGGTGCTCGTAGTGGAAGTCGAGATAGTGCGCCATTTCGTGCGCCATCACCTCGATGTCATCATAGTTGCGCAGCCGGATTTCCGAGTTGGAGCGGCGGTAGAAGCCAAGGCGCGACTGGCCCTTGATCTTGCCGTAGTAGAGCCGGGTTCCAACGATGTCCTCGATGCGGGTGCGAACGCCTTCGCGGCGCATGGGCTTGTCCAGCTCGGGCAGGCTGATGGTCAGCCCGTTGCCGACATTGACGGTGTTGCCGCTGGCCGGGCGCTGCGGCACGCCAGCCACCGAATAGGTGGCGACATACTTCGGCATCGGCTGATCAGCGCCAGCGAGCGCGCTGGTGTCGCTGGCAGTCTCCGCCTCCTCCACCTGGGCGGCAGACATGGCCTCCACGGCCTCGGGCGTTGCCGGGCGCTGTGCGGCGGCGCTGCCCTTGGGCGCACGCAGGCGCTTGACCACCTCGTCATAGGCCGCCTGCTGGGCGTCGTGTTCATCCTCCAGCAACCACGGTCCCAGCTTCTCGCGGAGCTTGGGGATGTCGGCTTCCTGCGCCTCGATGCGGGCTTTCATCTGCTCGGCCTCGGCCGGCAGTTCGCGGATCGAGCGGCGGATCGACATGACGAGCGAGAGCGCGGTGGTCTTTTCCCCGATGTCGAACGTCAGCTCGCGCTTGGTCGCCACCGCCACATAGGGCGAGAGCGACTTGCTGATCTGGAACGACACGGGCACCCCAAAGATGGTGCCCAGCTCGGCGGAGGTCTTGTTGTCCTTGAGGGCGCCGTCGATCAGCTCCATCATCTTGACGCCAGCCTCGCTCGGCTTCTCAAACGACTCGCCGCCGATCTTGGCGACAAACTCGCCCGTCTCGATCTTGGCATCCTCCTCGATGAGCGGAAGCTGCTCGGCCAGATACTCGTTGCTCTTTGTCAGGCGCTCGATGGTGTCCTTGACGCGCGCCTGGTCGCGCTGGTGCTCGCGGCGCTGGTTTTCCAGAGTGCGGACGCGCTTGCGCAGCGTCATTTCGGCAAGGATGTCGGGGTTGCCAGAGGATGCCGCCTTCATTTCGGCAGCGTTCATGGACTCCGCCGACACGTCCTCGATGACACGGCCACCCACGCCCTTGCGCACCTGCTCGATGAAGGTCGCCTTCTGCTCGATGGTCTGCCACATGCGCGAGTCGAGGGTCTGATCGGTGGCGTAGCGGAAGATGCCCACCTCGAAGCCATCGGGATCTGCGGTGTAGAGCGAATTGCCCTGACGGATGATGCGCCCCTCGCGCTGTTCGAGGTCGGACGGGCGCCACGGCGCGTCGAGGTGGTGCAGCGCCACAAGGCGTTCCTGCACGTTCATGCCGGCGCCCATCTTGGGGGTCGAGCCGAGGAGGAAGCGGACGCGGCCAGAGCGGACCTTGCCGAACAGCTCCTCTTTCTGCAGCTCGGTGTTGGCGTCGTGGATGAACGCGATCTCCGCCTCGGGCACGCCCTTGGCGATCAGCTTGGCCTTCACATCGTCATAGACGGAGAAATCGCTATCGAGCGCGGCGATCTCGTCGGGCGAGAGCTTGTCCACCGCCTCCTGTGCGGCCTCGTCGCCAGCCTCGGCCTGGGTGATCAGGTCGCGGATGCGCTGCGCCTCGCGGCCCTTGGCAGCCTTCGGGGTCGAGAGGTCGATGAAGATAAGCTGGGCGCCGCGCTGCTTATCCCACTGGCGCCACAGCGCCAGCGCCTTGCCGATCATCACGTTCGCCTTGGAGCCGGGGTAATCGGCCGCGTTGGGATCGACCAAGCGCATATCGAGAGCGCCCTTCCGGGCGTCCGACATGATGGCCAGCATGTTGTCGCCGCCTTTCTCCGGGCGCTTCGGCATATTCTCGGCGCGATAGACGAGCTGGCTCATCAACGTGGCCTGCGCATCGCTGCGCTCCACCACGGTGTTGAGCGGCTTGCCCCCGGTGATCTTGGGGATCGGCAGCTTCTTGCCCTGCGCGGCGAGCTGGCGGTTGATGTCGTCGCGGGTGATCACGTCCGAGAACGCCTGATAGCGCTGCATCAGCTCGGGCATGTTTACGAAGCGGCGGAAGCGGGTGACCAGCTTATAGGCGCCGGTCGGTGACAGCTCCCAATCCGGGGTGGCGTCGGCAAACTGACGCGCCCATGCGTCGAAGTGGAGCACGCCGCGCTGGCGCATATCCTCGTAATCGAGGTAGCGCTGCATCGTGAACATTTCGGCCATCGTGTTGCTGATCGGCGTGCCGGTGGCAAAGACGATGTTGCGGCCCCCGGTGCGCTTCTGCACCGCGCGGACCTTCATGAACATGTCCATCGCCTTCTGCGAGCCAGCCGGGTTTCCCAGCCCCATCACGCTGCGCATCCCGGTGATGTAGAACAGGTTCTTGAACTCGTGCGCCTCATCGAGGAGGAGGGCGTCAATGCCCAGCTCTTGGAAGGTGAGGTTGTCGTCCTTGCGGCCGGTGTCGGCCAGGCGCTTCATGCGCTCCTCAAGCGCCTCGCGCTGCTTCTCCGCCTGTTTGACGGTGCGGGTGTCCTTGCCGCCAGCCAACTTGATCTCAGCGATGCCCGCCTCCAGCTCGGTCACCTGCTCGCGCAGGAACTCGATCTGGAATTGCTTGTCGAGGTCGATGCGGCCGATGGACGAGTGGCCGATGATGATGGCGTCCCAATCGCCGGTGGCGATGCGGGCGAACAGCTTCTTGCGGTTCTTGGCCTCGAAGTCCTTCTTGGTCGCAGCGAGGATTCGGGCGCCGGGGTAGAGGCGCAGGAAGTCCTCGGCCCACTGGCCCACCAGATGGTTGGGAACGGTCAGCAGCGGCTTCTTGGCAAAGCCGGTGCGGCGCAGCTCCATCGCGGCAGCCACCATCGTGTAGGTCTTGCCGGCGCCGACCACGTGATCGAGGAGCGTGGTGTCGCTTTGCAGGATGCGCCACACGCCATTGAGCTGGTGCGGGCGCAGGCGGATGATGTCATTGCCCACCTTGCCCGGCAGTTGCAGGTGCGAACCGTCGAACTCGCGCTGGATGGTGGTGTTGAACAGCTCGTTGTAGAGCGTGGAGAGGTCGCGGCGGCGCGCGTCGTCCTCAAAAATCCAGTCCGTCCACGCCTGCGCGACCTTGGCAGCCTTCTCGGTGGCGGCTTCCGTCGCCGCCTGGTTGAGAGTCTGCGTGCCATCAGGGTTCTTGTCGTAAACCTGCGCTGCCTTCTGCGACAATGCCGCGCCGATGATGCGGCTGATGTCCGCGCGATCGGTGCCGAACTCGATGCGAGCGGCAGGCGACGAGCTGCCCACGCTGAATTCCCACTGGCCACTCAGACGCACATAGTAGGCGCGCGCGCCCTTGCCCTGGGTGATGTGGTCGATGAACTCCCCGACATACTTGGGCGGTATCCAGTGCGCGCCAGGGCGCACCTCGATGTCAGCCGCTTCCACGTCCGGTGGCTGCACCGCTTCGAGCGCTTCGACATGGCCGGCGAACTTCGGCCCCGCCGCCTGTGCGGCCTTGAGCTTGGCCTTGACGTTGCCGGTGAGGTAGGCGTCACGGGTTTCGAGCGAGCCATCCGGCGTCTCGAACACCAGCCCCGCCAGCTCGGCAAGAATGGCCTCCTCGGGCTGGCCGTAGAGCTGGGACATATAGTCGAGGTCGATCTTGCCCATGACCGACAGGGACGCGGTGAGGGCATCCTTGGCGCTCTTGGTCGATGTCGGCGCCTTGTAGGGCGACTGCGTGCGCTTGGTGAAGATCGCGGCCTTGGTGGCGGTCGGCGCGCGTGCGGCCTCGCCGGTGCGCTTCGCCACGGTCGGAGACACGCCCTTGTCAAAGGTGTCCTCCAGCGCTGCGAGCTGCGGCCAGGTGGGATCGTCACCGAAGACGCGGCGATTCGCGTCAGCGCTGATCGGGCCATGCACCTTGACGAAGGCGTCATAGGATTTGTTGAGCAGGGCGCGCAGCTCCTCCATGTTGGCGCCGTCGCTCAGTTGCTCGCCGCGCAGCTCCACCAGCACGTCACGGATGCCGATCAGCCCCTTGGCACGCTCCAGCGCCGTGCCGGTCAGTTCCGCGGCTTCTGCCGTGGTTTCACCGGCGACGATGCCGGTGTTGATGGCGACGTTGCCGTTGGCGTCGATGAACATCGAGCCAGCCTTGATCTTCTTGTCCACCTGGGCGGCGCGGCTGCGCTCCACCACATCGTTGGTGCGGTCGCCCATCACGTCCGTGGGCAGGCGTGCCAGCGCAGCGGTCATCAGCTCGGCGGTGTTCTGGCCTTCCTTGGCGATCAGCGCCGGGTGACCATCGCGCCCGTACATGGTGCCGTAGCGCCCGAAGGTGCCCAACATCATTTCCGGGTGACGCACGAAATACTCGTTGAGGGCAAGCTGCTCGCCGCCTGCGGGATCTGCGACATACTCGGTGGCGATCCACGTCTCGCCATGCGGCTGCTCGTCGGGGCGGAGGCGGCGCAGGAACACGATGTCCGTGGTCACCTCGGTGCCAGCGTTCTTCGAGAACGCATTGTTGGGCAGGCGGATGGCGCCGAGGAACTCGGTGCGCGCCGCGATGTAGGAGCGCGCCTTGTCCTTGACCACCGCATCGAGGAACGAGCTGGTGACCACCATGCCCAGCACGCCGTCGGCGCGCAGGAGGTCCACGCTCTTGGCGAAGAACATGTTGTGGATCGAGAAGTCGTTCAGCTTCGGGCGCTTCGGGTCGTAGAGCTTTTGGCTGCCGAACGGCGGGTTGCCGATGGCGAGGTCATAGTAGCCGTCAGGCGCGTCGAAATCCTGAAAGCCCTGATGCAGCACGCGCGCCTTGCCATACAAAGCCTTGGCGATGGCGGCAGTGATGCCATCGAACTCCACCGCGTGAAACTGCGGATCGAGCCCCACCGGACGTAGGCCAAGGAAGTTGCCGGTACCCACGCTGGGTTCGAGCACGCGGCCATTGGTAAAGCCGAGGTGCTGAACAGCCTTCCAGATCCCGTTGACGATCTCCGGGCTGGTGTAGTGGGCGTACTGTGTGGACTGACGGGCAGTCTCGAACTCCTCGGGGTCCAGCAACTGCTCGAGTTGTTTGGCGCGCTTCTCCCAGCCGTCAGCATAGGTGCCATCGGGGCGCTTGAACGCCTGTTGCAGGCCACCCCAGCCGACATAGCGAGCGAGCGCGGCCTTCTCCTCGGACGTGGCAACGCGGCCGGCGAGCGCCTTGACGATCTCGATGGCCTTGATGTTGCCCTCGAACTTCGCCACGGCGCCACCGGCGCCGATGTCCTCGGGCGCCTCGATGCGATAGTCGGCAGCCGTCAGTCCGCTGCGATCTGTCCGAACAGGCGTTCCAGCTCCGTCCGGTCCACTGGCTCGTCCGGTTCCGGTTCCGGCGTCGGCAGGAAGTTGTGCATCACCTCCATTGTCGCCTCGTCCTCCGTCATCCCCTGGCTGCGCAGCGTCGCCACCTGCCGGGCTGCCCCGTCCACTTCCCGGTCCAGATACGTCTCCAGTTTCCCCGCCTGCTTCAACTGGCGGTACTTGCTCGGCTGGAACTCCTGCAGGTGGTTCAGCAGTTTGCTCCGCCAGCGGCTCAGATTGGCCATCGTCCTCTCCATCGGTCGGCGCGGATGCCAACAAGTCGGGGTCGCCGAACATGTCGCGCAGCATGGCGGCGAGCTTCTTGCCCTTGTAGACCGTCTCGTCAACTTTGATCTGGTTCGGGCGAGCGTCATAGGACGGGCCACCGGGACCACCGCCGCCCTGCCACGTGGCGCCGATTTCCTTATTGTAGGCGCTGATGAGCATGGCGTCACTGGCGTCCTCGCGGATCAGGCCAGCGAACAGCTCGGCGTGACGGCGGAACTTCCGGCGCAGATACTCCACGTCCGTGAGGAGCGCGTCATCAGGCCCGCGCTTGGCCATGCCGGCGGCATAGTTCGGCGCCAGGGCGGTAGCCTCCTCGATGATCGCCTTGGCCTCCTCGGCGCCATAGCGGGTGGTGAACGTCGCCTCCCACTGCTTCACGCTCTCGGGGATGCGCGTGCCCGTCTGGTAGCCGATGGACTCGATACGCTTGCGTATCTGGTCGGCGCGAGCGCCCTTGGCATCGGTCAGTTGCCGCTCCAGCGCAGCGACGATCTGCCCGTAGCGGGTGTTCATCGCCAGCTCGCCGGCATAATTGTCCACGTCGCGGGCGCGATCCTCGGCCGTCGCCGGTTTCGCATCGGGTTTGGTGGCTGGCGTCTCGGCCTTGGCCTTCTCCACCTTCGGCTGCACCACCTTGCCCACGGGCTTGGCGCTATCGCCCTCGGCCAGCCAGCGCTTGAAACCGGGCATCGTCATGCCGGTGATGTTGCCGATGCGCTGGGCGCCCTTGCCGTCGCTGAAACCTGCCTCGTACAACAGCTTGGCCTCGGGCACGCTCTCGGCGCCGAGGATAGCCTTGTGCTCGTCAAACTTGCCGGTGTCGGCGTCGAGCTGATCGACCACGAACACCACGCCCGAGGTCGGGTTCTCCCCGATATAGACATCCACCTGCTCGCCATCGGCGCCGGTGGTGCGCTTGATGTAGCCGTAGTGCGCGGGCATTTCGACGGACCATTCGGAGCCGTCCGGTGCGGTGCCCTTGCGGGTGGCGCCCTTCGGGCTCTCGATGGTGATGTCGAGCCCGTCGATGTTGACGTGCCCCTTCTTATAGTTTCCGGCCTCGGCCTGCGCAGGCGTCGGTTCGGCGTTCACCTCGGCGCCAACAGTTTCCAGATCCTGCGCAGTCTCGATGGGCGCCGGATTGGAGGGCGACGTGATGGGCTCGCCGGTGGGTGACGGCGCCACCACTTCGCTCTCTATGGGCGGTTCGGCCGCGACTTCGGGCTCTGCAACCACCTCGGCAGGCGGGATGGGTGCCAATTCCTCTGCCGCTGGGGCAGGCGTGGGCTCCTCGACTATGGCCGGTACGGTAGGCTCCGCCACCACGGGAGGGGCCTCAGCGGTCAAATTTGGAGCGTTTTCGTCTTCGGGCAGCTCAACGATGGGTTCGGGCTGGGCGATGGGGGCAAAGCCCTTCTCGGTCAGCGCCGTGTTGATGCGGTCCACCATCGTGGGCTCGGTGGGCTTGGGCTCGCGCACCAGCACCGTCTTGGGCAGGAGATTGCGCAGTGCAGCCGCGCCCTTCTCCACCGCGCCATAGGTGGCATCCACCGCCTGGTTGGCCGGATGCGCCACGGCGCCCATGATCGGGCCAGCGATGGCGCCCATGATCGCAGCGTCTTTGACGCGATCCAGCGCCTCGCCCCACGACATGTCGGGCTGGAGGTAGCCCATGTCGATGCCGACTTGCAGCGCCTCGGTGACGGATTCCTGCACAGCCTCGGCGCCCATCGTGCGGATCAGGCGGGTGAGAAACTTGGTGCCGGGCTTGAGGAGCACGGCCAGCGGCAGCGCCTCGGGGATGGCCTCGGCAGCGGCATAGAGCGCGGCATACTCGCGGGCGCTGCGGGGATCGAGCCCCTTTTCGCGCGCCTCGGCGTAGGAGGTGCCGCCCACCTGGGCGCCGATGGCGATCATCGCCGGGGCAGGATTGCGGGCAAGGATCGAGAGCGCCAGCCCCGGTGCCATTTCGGCAACGGAGCCGATGGCGCCCGAGACATACTGTTCGAGCGAGTCCGGCGCCACGTCCACGGGCGCCAGTTGCTCCTTGGCCTGCATGAAGTGGAGCTGGCCGCGCAGCGAATTGATGGCAGCCTCGCGGCCCACTTCCATCGAGAACTGCTCGCGCACAGCCGGATCGGTCGCCGCCTCGGCTGCGATCATGCCCTTATCAGCGCTCCAGAGCTGGAACGTGAGATTGTCGGCGTACTGCTCGGGCGGCATGTCCAGCTCGGGCAAGCCCTCCTGGCCCTTCTCCGCCGACATTTGCTCAATGCCAGCGATGCCCATGCCGATGCGGGCAGGGGCGTTCATCACAGCGGTGCCGGTGGCCTCGATCAGCGTGTCGTAGGGGTTGATGCCCATCCGATGATCGAACTCGCGGCGCTCCATCGAGCCCGCGTAGAACTTCTTGAACAGACCTTCGGCCAGAACATCGTCTGGCACGTCCTTGTACGCGGGGTTCTCCACGCGGAAGGTGTCGAGCTTGGTAACCATGTGCCCCTACAGTGCTTAGAGAATTCCCATCGGATCGGCGGGATTGGTCGGTGCAGCCGGCGCGGCCGGTGCAAATGCGTTCGAGCCCGGTGGGCCAGCCGGGTTGGCGCCGGGCGCGGCTCCGGGGAACTGGATGCCCAGCTCCTGCGCTGCCTGCTTCACCGCCTGGGCATGGGTCGCACCCTTGACGAAATACTGGCTGGCGCGGGTGGCGATCTCCTGCGCCTTGGCGCGGCTGTTCGGGTCGAGCGTCTGGAGGTTGCCCGCCTGGTCGAACACGCCACCCAGCAGCTCGGCCGACTGGCGGAAGATCAGGCTGGCGTCGGCGCTCTCGATATTGCCGCCACCGGCCTTTGCCAGCTCCTCGGCAATCTTGTTGGCCGACTTCTGGCCTTCGAGCGCCATCGCGTTGCTGTGCTCGGTTTCGGCGGTCTGCTCTTTGGTGATCGTCTCGTAGAGCTTGTCCACCTCAACGGCCTTGGCGAGCTGGGCGCGCACGAAGTTCTCGTCATACTCAGCCGGGAACTTGCCACGTTCGGCTTCGGGGATGGTCGAGAGGAGCTGGGCATAGGCAGCTTTGGGGTCGGGCGCCTGCAAGATGCCAGCAGCGGTGCGGCCCAGCACCTCCACCTCTTGCAGCTTCGCCTTGCGCCCGGCCTCGTCCATTTTGGAGAAGGCGTCCATGATCTGCCCGGCGAGCTGGGGATTGAGGGAAATCAGCTCGGGCAGTGCGCCTTTGTCACCACCGGCATAGCGCGCTGCGGCACCACGGGCAGCGGCGTCACGCTCGGCCCCTGCCGTCGCGGCCGACATGTTGGCACGGGTCGCAGCCATGTTGAGGTTGTGCGCCTCGCCCTGGCGCTCGAAGGTCACCGCGTCACGGCCCTCGCGCTTGAGTGCCAGCTCGCGATCCTGACGCGCGCCTTTGGTGGCCTCCACCGTGCGGTAGATGCCACCGAGATCAATCCCCAATGCGTTCGCCATCAGATCACCCGAGCTGCTTGTAGAGGAGGTAGTTTTCGATGCCGGTGTTGAGCGCGGAGCCGGTGTTGTTCATCGCCCCCGACCACGCCTGCCCTTGCTGCCACGCGCCATTGGCAAAGGCATTGCCGGTGTTGTTGTTGGCCGCGATGATGTTGTTGGTGTTCGCGGCGCCAGAGGCAGCGGTGGCCTCGGTGGCACGCTGGCCCACACCCGCCACGCTGGCGAGGGTGTTGAAATTGGTGGTCTTGGCGTTCGCCGCGCGGGCATAGGCGCGGTCGTACTCATTGCTCGCGAAGTTCTGGCCGTACTGCGTCAGGGCCACGCCGGTGGCGCCCGAGAACACATTGCCACGCGCGGCGGCGCTGCGCTCGATGGCCTTCTCGCCCTCGGCCTTGCGGAAGTCGTAGCCGGGATCGGCCTCGAAGTTGAACACGGACGGGTCGAACGAACCGTCTTCCATGCCCGTCTTGATCTTGGCCAGCGCCTCGGTGCCAGCCTCGCGCCACGGCGCCATGTCCGCGCGATCGGTGTCGTACTGGCGGCGCGATTCCGCGATGCTCGCTTGCTGGGACTGCACCTGGGCGGCAGTGCCCTTCGCCGCGGCGTCGGCCTGCATGGCGCCACCGAGTAGAGAAACGCCCCCACCGATCACGGCAGAGGCGACGATAGCTCCAACGGTCCCGATCATTCGCGCCCCCTTCGGTACGTCTTGTCTCGCAACACATATCCGCGCCGCAACAGCATCTTGTCCACCCCCGGTGGGGTGAAGTGGTCGAGGGTTGACATGTTGATGTCGCTCGCCCCTCGCTCCCACGCCCAATCTTCGAAGGCAGCCAGTAGCTTGCCACCGTTACCATCTTCGGCCCACCACCACAATTCGACGGCTTGGACATGCTGGGGATTGTAGTAGAGCGGCGCCAGTACCCCGGCAATCACGCCCTTCTCCGAGACGAACACCCCCGCTGATTCGCTGGGGATCAGGATCTGGCAGAAGGCGAGACAACCATCGAGGGTGGCCGGTGGCATCTGCGCCGCCTCGATGAACTTGAGCCCGAGGCGAGCGCAGTGCTCGGCGTCTTTGATGGTAGCGGCGCGGATTGGGTTACTCATGGAAGGTCACCGCACCCATCGGGTACACCAGTTTGCCGGTGAGGGTCTGGAAGCGCCAGCCGGGCTCCGTGCCGGAGGCGAGGCCGGAAACATCTTCAAGATCAGTACGCACGACGCGCACCACCGAGGCGTCCGCGAGGGTGAGGGAGTACATTTCCGTCAAGGTGACATCGGAGCCATAGGCCGCATCGTCCCGCGTGAGCTTGAGGCTATAGTCGGTCCCCGCCACAGCCGCGACTTCCTCGCGGATGAACATGATGACCTGCATCCGCGTCGGCGCGCTCGCCGCGATGTAGTCCTTGCTCTCGACGATGAGATTGTTGGTGCTAGGCGCCTCATAGGCCGCCACCGGCGGGGTGAAGCCGGCGGTCCATCGAGCAACGCCCTTCGACAGCCGCAGTTCGTCGAGCCAGCCATTGAAGGCTCCATCGTCGGCGTTGCTGTCCATGCCGATGTAGATCGAGGCCGTCTCACCGTAGTCGGTGCTGTCGGTAGCCGAACCGATAGAGACGCCGTCCTTGTACAAGACCAGCGACGTTCCATTTCGTACGGCGGCAATGTGGTGCCAGGTCGCGTCGGTTAGCCCCGAAGAGCCGGATATAACAATGGCGCCGTCCTTGCCGAAATCGACATTCCCGCCCAAGCTGATGCGTATCTGCCAACCGGTCGGCGCGCCCCCATCGCGGCGATTGCCGATGATCGTCCGACCAGTCTGGGCGCCGTTTCGACGGACCCAGAAGTCGATAGTGAAGGAACCCGTCCCGAATTGGACCGCGGCGGCCGATGTCACCTCGGCACGGTCGCCGGTCCCGTCCAACACCAGCGATGCCCCGCCGAATTTGCTCTGCGCCGTGGTGATCTGAGCGTTGCCAACCGCGGATACCGTCAGTGGGCTCGAAGAACTGTCCGTGAAGGTGGTCGATCCGTTGGCACCATCAAAATGCAGCATCAGGCCGGTGTTGCCGTCGATGCCGCCCGAGGCAGTGGTTGGCTTCAACGATCCTGCCGTGCCAGTGTCGAGGTTGGTCGCCCCGGCCACGTCTACGTAGGTCAGCGTCTCGAAGCTGTCGGCGAAGAAGTGGTCGGTCCAAATCGGCACGTTGATCGCATCGGCCTGCACAAGCATCGAAACCATCTGGGCGACGCGAAGCGGATCAAGCGCCGAGGTCACATCAACTCCGGCGATTTCCGTGTCTACATACGCTTTGACGCTCTGCTGGGTGGGCAGCGCCGCGGCGCTGTTCGAGGACATGTCGTCCTCATCTACGATGGTGATGCCGCTGTCCTTGATCACCTGACCGGACGTGCCATCGTAGAGCGCAATGGCGTTGGCTACCGCGCTCGACGGCAGCGCCGACTTGGGCAGCTTCTCGCTATCCAGCTCGGTGATCGCCGCCTGCACATTGCTTGATGAAATGCCGCCCGTGGGCGTGTAGCTGATGAGCGAGGCAGAGCCGCCAGCCGAAAGCCCGATCCAAGTCGTGGTGCCAAGGTCGTAAACCCGGAACTCCTTGGCGACATTGTTCCAGTAGAGGTCGCCATCAGTTAGGGCATCGCCATCAAGGTCGGTGGTTGGGTTCGCCGCCTGGGAGCCAAGCCACTGATCACCGAACTGCTCGTACAGCACCTCGGCCGCGTCACGGGCATCCTCGGCTGCAACCTGCGCCACCTCGGCCAGTATTTTGGCGGCGTTCGCTGCCGTTGCAGATCCCGATGCTGCCGTGGCCGATGCGTCGGCGTCGGTCGCGGAGTCTGCGGCGTTCAGCTCAGCCACCTCGGCGTTGTTCTCGCTGACCAAGGCAGCCGCCGCGCTCGCCGCCGATGCGGTAGCGCTCGCTTCCGAGTTGTCGGCAAAGCCCTCGGCCTCTGCCACGACACCCGAGAGCGTCAGGATTTCCGCCGCAAGGTGCTGGTTGATGGTGATGTTGGTCACCCACTCGGGCGACGTGGGCATAATGGCGTAGGAGAGCCCGCTGGCCGTGGCGCCGGCATAGTTCACGATCAGGGTGATCTCCTGATCAGCGACGTTCAGCGCCTCCACCCAATACTGCACGCCAGCGATCTGCATGGTGTCGCCGGCCTTGACGCTGGTGGTGAGCCAGCCCGTGCCGGTGCCCACCACGATGGGGCTGCCATTGGTAACGGCGATGGTGCCGGTGGTCACAAAGAGGATCGCCATATGTCAGCTCCGCCGTCCGAATTTTCCGATGATGTCTACTGTATAGGTGGACTGGTAGTTTGTCGGGTCAGAAATCGAGCACTGCTGTGCTCCGCCATAGGCGTTCGCCACGGGCTTGTTCGGCGGGTTGCCCAGCCCGAACGGGTCTTCTGGGTACGAGGCGATGGACTTGCTCTCGATGGTGTAGACCAGAAAACCTTGCTCACTCAGAGCCGAGTTCGTGCCGCCCGTGCTGGTGACGCCGGGACCACCGCCAGCGCCCACCGGGCTTGACGATCCATAGGCACCATAGCCGCCCATTGGGGGGCCAACCGACTGCTGACGGTGCAGCACGAGGTCGCCACCGTCGATGTAGAGCGAGAAGGCGCGCGACATGCACAGCTCGGCCTCGCAGAGCACGGAGCCGGTGAAGGGTATCCACACGTTCTGCTTGGGAAGCACGTCGATGGTGGCGCCGCCCCACGTGCTCGGGTTCCCCGTGCGGTTGATTCGAACCTTGCTGGCGAATATGTCAGCACCATCGGGAGCAGCGGCCAGGACGGTGGTGTCCTCCCACTCCCAAGGGGTGGCAACAACGCCCGTCACGCAACCCTCGTCCATGATGTACACATCGCCGGTGGTGTACTGAGAAACCCACCAATGGTTGTAGAAGATCGAGGTAGGGACATCGGGGAACACCACGCTGATGGTGTCGATAAAGTTGTCGGCCTCGGGGAGGAAGCAGACGAGCGTTCCGTCCGTGCTCGCCACCGTGCGCGTTCCGTTGATGAAGCTGATGCGACTGGCGCCAGGGTCGAACTCGAAGCCCTTCATGGCACCTGCACCTCCACAGTGTCGCCACCCGTGAAGCTGCCGCCATAGGCCATCGAGGCGCCAAAGGCGGGCGCCGGCTGGAATGTCGATTGCACGCGGGTGGAGAGCCCTGACGGCACCGGATCAAACGTGGTGCCATCAGGACGCACGGCGCGAGGGGCGCCGTTGTCGAGGTCGATGGTGCGCCCCACCGAGAGGCCGAACGGCGTGCCGCCAGCCACCACTTGCAGGTATTGCCGCGAGGTGTCGAAGCGGTTGAACGCCATCGTGATGATGCCGGTGTCGGGGTCGAAGTCGAACAGCTTGTTGCCGCTCGGGTCAGGCGGGTTCTTGAAGATGATGACGGTATAGTCGAGGTCCGCCGCCGCGAGGTTGCTGGCGCCGATGCTGGCCCACTCGTAGATATAAACCCCGGTGGTGGTGACGTAGGGCGTGACATAGCGCCCGCCGCCGCTGGCATCGGTCTGCACGGGCATTCCCGGCCAGAGGATGTTGTCGCCCACCGCGACCAGGGCGAAGGGCTCATAACCCAGAGAATGCGAGAGGAGGAGGTGGTCTGCCGCTGCCGCGCTCCAGCCGAAGGCGACGAACTGCCCGGCAGGCGGTGCGGCGGTGTTCACCTGCGCGTGCGAAACGGTCACCGTGTCGCTATCCACTACCTCGAAATTGTCGAGCGCGGAGTGGAAGAAGATGTTGGCGAGGTAGCTTTGCGGGTCGAGCGCTGGTGCATTGCGCGCCGAGTTGATGTCGAGCGGATCGCCGCCGCCTGCCTCCTCGCCGTACAGCGCGATCACTCCCTCGGCAGGGAACATCCGAAAGACGATCATCAGGGCACCGTGATGCTGAACGCGCCCGTGTCGCCATCCATCAGGATCACGGGCGTGGTGAGGTCAGCCATTGCGATGCTGCGGAGCTGGCGGAAAGCGACGGTCGGAATGATGGCCGTGCCGCCCTCGAACACGATGGGCTCGAAGGTCACATCCGGGTCGTTGGGATCGAAGAACACGATCTGGTCGCCGCCGATGGCAACGCGGCCGGAGTAGACGCCAGAGCCCTCGTTGATGAGGTCAAAGCGCATTCCGGTGAAGAAGCTCGATCCACCGAGAGTGGCGCGCAAGGCGACCTGATAGCTGGCTTCGATGCCAGTCGGCGCCACGCCCACCTCGAACTTGGCGAGCCCGCCAGCGGACACGTCGCCCACCTCCACGGCCACCTCGTCAATCAGCACGGCCAGGGCGCTGTCCTCGTCGGCGCGCACGATGGCCTCTTGGGCGATGGCAGCGGCCACGTCATCGTTGACGGTCGCTTCCAGCGTGGTGAGCTGGATCGCCAGTGCGCTGTCGGCCGAGGCGCGCGTGGCCGACTCGGTGACGATGCTGGCCTCGGCCGTGCCGAGACGGCTGTTCAGCTCGATGCGGCGAAACTCGGAATTGCCGTCGAGGTCGGAGGCTGACTGTGCCAGCCCTTCCACCTCGTTGCGAAGGTTTTGCAGCCTGTCGTACAGCGAGGTTTGCCCGTCCGCGCCATAGAGCGCCCCGATCTCGGCCCGGAACGCCTCGGTGAGGCTGTCTATGTCAACGGAGCCATCCGCCAGCACTGCCTCCACCGGGATGTCACCATCGACAATCCCCTGTGTGGTCGAGCGCAGCGCGTCGAGCACCTGTTGCAGGTAGCGGATAAAGGCCGTGGTGGCGGTGCGATCGACATTGACCACCTCGCTGCGAGCAGGGAACGGCTGGAGCTTGATTTCTTCGGCCATCAGCCCACCACAAGCAGGGCGCGCGAGAGCATCGAGCGCTTGATCGGTGCGTCGATGAACAGCTCGTAGCGACGATCACGCGCGGAGCCGAGACGATTCCACTGCACACGGCGCTTGGTTTCGCCGGCCAGGCCGAGGCTGCGGGTCTGCGGGTTCTTGAAGGTGCGCCCGCCATCGTCGGAGTAGCGCAGCCGCATCGTCGGTGGTTCGGGCGGGTCGCCGGGATCTGCGAGGCCCTGCCCGGTGTCGGGCTCGATCTCCAGTTGCCCGTGCGCCACGTTCATCTGGTTGGCGTGGAGCGGGGCGCAGATGATCTTGCCCTCGATGTTGGTGCCGTTCCAGTCATAGGCGCCTTCATGGACGCGCAGGATTTCGGCGCCCGAGCGGTTCCACATCAGGTTCTTGCCATAGCAGTAGATCCCGCGCAGTGCCGGGTGCGGGGTCGAGGCGGTGCCTGCCCGGTGCCAGAGCTGGGTGGTGATGTCATAGACCATCGTCACGGTGCCGATGGTGATCTGGTAGAATTCGTGGGTGCCGTACTTCCACACGAAGGCGTCGGCGGTGGCGAAGTCCTGCCCGGCGAACGCCTCATGCACAGCGTTGGTCGAAACCTCCTGCGGCACGAAGCCCTGCGCCATGTAGACCTTGCCGGTGTGCGAGTGCCAGAAGATGGCGCGGTCGGTCTTGGCGATGCTCCACGGCGAGCTGGCGCCGATGTCACCGAAGGCGCCCTGGATGCGCTCGAACGGCGAGCCCAGCGTGGCGCCGGCATTGTAGAACACCTCGAACGAGCGGGTGTTGAGCACCCACAGCTCCTGCGTGCGGGCCAGCAGGGTCACCACCTTGTCGGGGTTGCCTTCCGACGAGCGGATGTCGAGCGCCCCGATGTCGGTCGAGAACAGCTCGGAGGAGAAGAACTGCCCGGTGCCGTCCTTGGGGAACACGAAGTAGCTGTCGATGGTGGTGACGGTCGATGCCGGGTAGAAATCCGGGTCGGTGATCTCGGTGACCACGGGCGCCAGGATCACGTCCTCGTCGGCGGTGATGGTGTATTTGAAACCCTTCACGCCATCGACGCACACGATGTCGACGCCATTGGTGTCGCAGCGGGCAGGCGCCGTCAGCGTGGCGTTGCCCAAGCGGCGATAGGTGCCGTCCGCATAGACCTTGATCAGCCCGGTGGTGGTCCAGACGTAGAGCTGGTCGTTGACCACCACGGCATCGAGCGCATTGCCGGGGGCGCCCTCGGGCTCGATGTCGGAGAACAGCACGGCGCCGGGGCTGCCGAACAGCGTCACGGGCGTCTTGGCATCCTCGGGCGCGGCCTCGGCGTACCAGTTCCACAGCTCGCCGCCCGAATTCTTCACCGAGTCGGTCTTGCCGTAGCTGATCGCGAGGACAATGGGGCGAGGGTCAGCCATCAGCGCACCGGGCCAGCAGTGATGTCATAGGTGCCGCGCAGTCCGCGCCGGCCGTGCTCAACCACCAGCTCGGGCACGTCGAAGTTGGCGCGCTTCACCAGCGCCTTGAAGCTGGCAGCGAAGGCGAGCACGCCCTGCGGTGGGGAGACGGAGAAGTCACCAGCCACGCGCACCCCGAGGTTGTAGATCATGCAGTCCTCGTAGCCAGGCGCGAAGGTCAGATCGTCGTCCCAATCCGCCTCCAGCGTCGAAACCTCGAACGGCTCCTGCGTCACCAGCTCGATGGTCGGCCAGGCGTCGTCGGGGATGCAGTCGAGGCGGAAGTCCGCGATGGGGAACGCGGCATGGTAGAAGAAGCGCGTGGGGCGCCCGACGATGGTGCGGTTGGAGCTCTCCGACCACTCGATGGCCGTCATGGTGTCCAGCGGGTAGCTGAAACCATCGGCGTTCTTCATCGTGGCAGCGAGCACCACCACGGGACGCGGCGCCTCGAAGTCAGCCGCGGCGTGGTCGTAGTAGGTGTAGGTGTTCTTGAGCGGCGAGAGGTCGAACTGCCGGATCGTCTCGACAAGGATCATGGTCGGCTCCAGCCGCCACGTGTCGAGCATCCGGCGCAGCTCGTCGGCCATATCGGTGAGGTCGCTTTCCTCGATGGCTTCGCCCGCCGCGAGAACCTTGATCTTGCGGAGAGCCTGCGTGCAGATGGTACGAACCGTGACGGCCATAGCCTATACCCCTATTCCTGCTTCTTGGGTGCGAGCGGGGGCACTTCGCCCTCAGTCGCGGCAGCGCCCTTCTTGGCCTCGGCCGGCGCGGGCTTGCCATCGAGGTGGTCTTTGATCAGCTCGCCCAGCTTGTCGGTGCTGGTGCCCACAGCCTTGTATTTCACCCCGAGGCCGTTGGCCAAGGCGATGAGCTGCTTGCGGTCCATCGGCTTGTTGGTGAGGAACATCGCCTGGAGGGCTTCGGCGCTCTCGGTGAGAACCAGCTTCTTGCCACCAGCGGCCTTCGGTGCGGCTGCCGTCTTGACGGGCTGGCGCGCCTCGTCGGTCGGCTCGGGCTTGGGCTCGTCGTTGATCTTGTTCGGGTGATCAACCCACTCGCCCGAGGCAACCAGCTCCTCGAGTTCGGCGCGGGTCTTGTCCTCGAACAGGTGCCCGCGCGGATGGTCGCGGTTGTAGAGGAAGGTGCGTTCGATTCCGGTCTTCATCTTGTGTTCCCTTCCATGTCGGGAAACAGAAACGGCGGGTCGGGGACATGGACCCAACCCGCCGCTCGTAAGGACTACCCCACCGAGGCGGGACAGTCGATGCTAGTCGTCGCCTACCAGCGACCACACGATGGTGATGGTGCCAGTCACGTCGATGGTCGAGTTGGCGTCGATGGTCGCGGCAGAGCCCGACCAGTTGAGGTAGGCGGGAACGGCGGTCGCGGTGCCGTCGATGCCTGCCGGGGTGACCACGCCGGTGGTGGCCAGCACACCAGTGCCGCCCGCCAGGGTGATGGTGGCCGAGGCAGGGACGATGTTCACCTCGGTGCTGGACAGGGCGCCGTCGCCCGCGTCAGCCGCCACAGAGCCCACGCCAATCTTGAAGGCGGCATCGCCGGCAGCGCCGGTCAGTGCAGAGCCCTCGGCAAAGGCGGTGAAGTTCATGCGCGAGGCGATGACATCGAGATAGCCGACCGGGAAGTCGAACAGCTTGAGCGAGCCCGACGAGCCAGAGGCGGCGGCATCGGTCACCGGGATCTGCGCAGCGGTGAGCGTGATCGTGGTGGTGATCAGCCCGCCAGACAGGCCCTTGTGGTCAATGGCCACGGTGCCGGAGACAGGCGCGGTGGCCTGGGGCAGAGCGGAGCCCATCGGCAGGGCGGAGGCAGAGCGCATCCAGCGGCCGGTGGCCTTGGCGTTGCCGTCCGCGTCGAGCGGGGCAACGATCATGTAGTCGTCGGCGGTGGCCGTGCTGTCCTCGTCATACTGGAACCAGCCCTGATAGCCGTCGCCGGTGGTTTCCTTGCCCTGCACATAGGCAAGCTGGCCATCGTGGAAATCGCGGCCGGTCTTGAGGTCTGCGCGGGTCGCGGCGGTGAGAGTCTGCTGATACTTCATCGGAAGCTCCTGAGAATGGACGGGGGCGATCAGCCGCCCCCGTCAAGCGCGAGACAGACCTACAGGTCGTCCGAGAAGATGCGGTGACCCAGCTCGGGATAGATCGCCTTCACACCCCACAACACGTCGATACGATAGATCTGCGTGAAGTTGTTGATGTCGAAGGCGGCGGTGAGTGCCAGCGAGAGGCCAGACTGCGGATCGCGGACGCGCTTGGCGACCACGGCCGACTCGGGCAGCTCGATGTCGATCACGGCCAGGGCGATGGCGTCCTTGTGGAACGCAAAGTCCTGACGGTAGCTGGTGTTCGCCGTGCCGATGAAGGTCAGCGGGGCATTGTTGGCGGGCAGAGCCGACACATTCTGGTACGCCGCCAGCGAGACGGAATTCCCGTCAGCGTCGAGCGTCGTCAGCGAGCCATCGTTCATGGCCGGGCTGATGGAAAGCGTCATGTTGCCCGAAACATCGGAGGCACCCACTGCGGTGGCCACGAAGCGCTGCAGGCGCCCGGTGCTCTCGTAGGTACGCGGGTTCACCTCGTACACGCCGTCGATGGTGAACACGTCGCCAATGCGGACACGGTTCGCCACGGCGGCAGTCCAGCCGTCAGTGACGAGCGAGGAGCCCGACTGGCCGGCGTTGTTCACCAGCGGAGTGCCGCCGAGGGCGCCCACGGTATGCACCGGCATCTGCGCGGTCTTGAACGCAGCCATGTCGGCCAGGGTGTTGAGGTACGAGCGCTCGATGGCCTGCTTGACCATGCCCTCGTGAGCAAGCTGCTTCACGTCCTTGCCGATGGCAGCCGCGTCGAGCGGGTTGAGCACGGTCGAAACCTGCCCGTCCATCGGAACGCCGACCATTTCCATGTAGGCGTTGGCGTCCGTCCAGTTGTCGGTGGTGACCACCGTGCCGGGCGTGCCCGAGGAGAAGAAGAAGCTCTTGCCCGCCACGTCCGCGATGGACTTGTCGAGCACGTGGGCGAGCTGGCTCATGCCCGAGGCGAGGTAGCGCTTCGAGAACTGAGTGATCGAGAGGGTGCGATCGTTCTGGGTGAATTCCAGAGCGAAGTGCTCCTGGCGGTCGATCTTGAGGGTGGTGGTGCGATCCACCATCGGCTGCTTGACCAAGGTGCGGCCCGAGGCCGTCTTGGTGCGGAAGGGCAGCTTGATGTTGATCGTGTCACCGATCTTGCCGAACTCGCGTTCGAGGTTGCGGTGGACGAGGCGCGCGAACACCAGCTCGTTCTTGAGCAGGCGCAGAGCCTCCATCGCGATCTTGTCGTCGGTGACGATTACGTTGCCGGTGCCATTGAGACGGGGCATGTGAGTGACCTATGTGCAGGGTGGATCGGGGATTTGGCGCTCCGCGCCGATCCAGCCTTATAAGGTCGCTGTCACCTGTGAGACTTCACCGCCCCCACGAACGTGCTGATTCGGATACCACAAATGAAAGTGGCCCGCCAGAGAGGGTATCTCCTGCGGGCCACCGTCAGCGTACAAGGCAAACGTGGTGTAGCCGGCTTCATGTCAGCTCCTTGGATTACCACCAGTCGCCCGGCTTGGCCTTGTCCTCGCTGGCCCGGTGGGCTTCATATTCGGCAAAGGACATGTCCTCCACCGCTTTCGTCGGCGCCGCCTTGCCCTTGAGAGGGTCGATGGGTTCGGGCGCCTGCGAAACCTTCTTGGGTGCGGCCGGCGCACCATCCTTGGCCTTGGCTGCCGGCGCCGCCTTCTTCTGAGCGTCGGTCAGCGGCACATCGAGCTTGGCGATGCGCAGGATCTGCGCGCGCGGCGAGAGCTTGGCGATCTCCTCGCTCAATGCGGGCTTGTCCACGAACGCCTTGAGGATGGCGTCGGGGTTCTCGGCCTCGTCAATCGCCAGCAACATGTCGCGGGTGATGGCGAGATTGAGCGGGTTGGCTGGGTCGGTCACCTGCTTCCACACATCGGGCAGCACCTCGGTGACCAGTCCACCGATCGACTCCAGCGCCGCCACCACCTCGGCATCAGGCTTGGCGTCGTCGGCCTTGGGCGCGGGTTTTTCCTCGGTCTTGGCCTTCTCCTTCGGCTTGCCCTTCGATTTCTCGAACAGCGTCTTGGCCTCCAGATAGTCCTCGTAGTCATCGAAGTCGGCAGCGTTGGGCGCCTCGGTCGGGGCGTCCTTGGCCTTATCCTCGACCTTGGCGGGCTCGGCCTGCTTGGCTTTCAGATCGTCCAGCTCACGCTGCACGGCATCGCGCTGGCGGGTGGCGCGCTCCAGGCGGCGCTTGAAACCCTTGGGCAGCGGGTTGCCGTTGTCGTCCAGCTCGGTGTCATCATCTGCCGGGGCAGCTTTGGCCGCGGGCTTCTTCTCCTCCGTCTTGGCCTTGTCGCCATCCTCCTCGACGGCGGCAGCCTTGCCGGTGCCATCGACCACGGTCGGCTCGTTGCCCTCGGCCTCCTCGTCATCGGCCTGTGCTTCGAGCACCTGATCGACCTGGGCGGCGTTGTCGTCCTCTACCTCGAACTCGGACACATCCTGATCGGGCATGTTGCCCAGCACATCATTGACGCCGAACGAATCGGTGAGGCGCACGGTCGGCGCGGATGGGGATTTCTCCCCCGTGTTTGTCGTCACTACATCGTCGGCCATGTCAGGCTCCTGCTTTTTTCTTGGCTGCTGGCTTCTTGGGACCGGCAGGCGTTGCCGCCTTCACGTCTGCTGGTGCTGGTTGGTTGGCCACGGCAAGGAGCTGGGCCATAGCCTCGGCTACCGCGTCCTTGATCATCAGTGCGACCTGATCGCCACCGCTGGCTGCGGCGCTGATCTCGGCCATCTTCGCCTTGGCTTCCTCGGTCTTGGCCTGTGCCATCGCGATGGTGGCGTCGGCCGTGTGCATTTCGGCCTCGGCCTGCTTCATCAGCACCTGCTCCTCGGGCGTCGGCTCCTGCTTGGCGATCTCGGCGTCCTCGATCTCGCGCGGCGTGAGGAACTTCGGCGGCACCAGCTTGATGAGGCGAGCTGCCACCTGCTCGGCGCCGGGCCAGTCCATGTTCGAGGCGATCTTGTCGAGGATCACCGCACCAGCGGCCGGCACCACGCGCACGAACTCCATCAGAGCCTCGACGGCTTCGACGCGCTGCGTGCTGTAGCTCGGGCCAGCCTTGACCACGACATCGAACTTGCCCGCCTGGATGTCGTTGACGATCACCTTCTGGCCGGTCTGCTCGTCCACCACGGTCTTGTTGATCTCCACCCAATCGCCCTGCCCGTCGCGGTTGCGGATGCGCTGCACGCGCTCTCCGTCCATGATCTTGGGGATGATCTCGGTGCCGATGATGCCGACACGGCGGATGGCCTTGGAGAGATTGTCGGAGAACACGTAGCTGCCCACGTCCGCCTCGCGCTGGCGAGCCATGATGGCCTTGCCGCTCGTCTCGTTCGAGCGCTCGCCCACTGAGGCGTCGTACATTCCCAGCGTGGCCTTCACCTTGTCGGTGAAGATGGCTGCCATCTGCAGCTCGGCCACTGGCATGGGTGACTGCTCGGTGCGCTCGGGCTTGTTGCCGGTGGCGCTGCGGTTGAAGGGCAGGTAGGCATGGTTGATCGAGTTGGCCGTGCGCCAGATGCCCTCATAGCCCTCGATCATTTCCGCTTCCACGATCCACGGCGACTTGGGCGCCAGGCCGATGCGCTCGACGGCTGCCGAAATGTAGTAGTTGTCGGCAATCTTGGCGTCCTTGGAGTGGTAGATCAGCCCGCGATACATGGACTTGTCGGGGTAATCGACGCGCTTGCCAGCCACCGGGATGATGGGGATGGTCTGGCCCGGCCACACCTTGCCCTTCTCGCCGCCTTCGAGGATCGAGCGGCCGGTGATCTTGCGCCAGATGACGCGGTACGTCTCCAGCTCGCGCTCGCGCACCACGGTGACGGGCGGGTCTTGCTTGGCGAGGTCATCGAGAATGCTGACCTTGGTCTTTTTGCCGGTGGCCTCGTCGGTCACCTCTACGTTCTCCAGCTCATCCTTGAACGAGACGGTGCCGTTGGAGAGCTGCACCAGGGTGCGCTTGATGGGCTCGCGGGTGAAATACTCGGCCACCTTCACGATGTCCTGATCGCACCACCATGCCCAGCCGTCGCCATTGTCGCTGGCCACGGGCTCGAAGTTCGCGGTGGGCCAGCGCTTCTCGGCTTCCTTGCGGGGCAGCTCGTCAATGATGAAGCCCCAGCCGGCGTCCGACATGTCGGGCTCGTCGGTGTTGGGATCCATCAGCACCGCCCAGCGGTTGCGGACGGCGGCGATGTACATTTCCTGATCCATCGTCACGCCCTGCCCGTAGCGGGTGAAGACGCGGAGCCAGCCCATGCCCGTCTCGATGGCGTGGTGGGCGGCGGTGTCGTAGTGCGTCTCGGCGCCGCACACGTACTCGACGTTGCGCAGGATGCCCTCATAGACCTGGGCGAGGGTGTAGTTCGAGACGCCGTCGACGCTGGTCACCTTGACCGAGGCGCCCGTGCTGTCACCGGGGTTGACTTGGATCGAGGGGCGATTCTGGAGGATGTCGCCATAGACCTGATCGACATACTGCGGGAGGGTGTTGATCACCAGCGCGGGGCGCCCGGCGTTGATGCGCCTGATCTTCTCCTGCACATCCCACTGCTCGCCATCGAGGAAGGCCAGATCGGCGAGCCATTCGCGGTGCTGCTCCTCCCAATAGCTGACGGCGAAGGTGGCGCGGTCGCGGGCTTCGGCCAGGATGCCCAGCTCGTCTTCGGAGACTCGCGTGCTGATGAGTGTCTTGCTGTCGTCCATCTAAACCCCCTGCCATCCGTGTGGTCGAGCGGTGCTGCTCGATGGGACGCCATACGATTCCCCGTCAGCCGGTTTGGCAGCGGGGTCTTTGTGTGTCAATCCGATGTTCATGAGCGCGTCGTTGGGGTGAGAGGCCCAATTATGCAGGGGTTCGGGCTTGAACACCTCGCGCTCGTCGTCATACTCGCGCTGGTACTTCTTCATGGCGCTCCACCCGCCGCGCCCCTCCTCCCAATGGCAATCCTCGCTGCGCCCGTTGAAGCCGAGGAGGCAGTCCGTCTCGCAGCGCACGATGTCGATCCACATGTTCTGGAACAACGGGCGCATGGGCTCGATGGCGTCTCGCTTCATCAGCGGGCGAGTCACCTGCACGAAGCCAATGCCCATCGTCTTGGCGGTATCGAGACGGCTCTTGCCGGTGGATAACTCGCGCACCGCCAGATCATGCGGGCCGTAGTGCTTGCCGAAGCGGATGCCGAACTTGTCGCGGAAGTCGTGGAGATAGTTGATGTAGTGCTCCATCCCCGAGTCGCGGTTCTTGTAGAAGGCGACCAGGCGCTCCTCGTAGCCGCGCTTCTGCTTGAACCAGATCGACATGTCATCATCTATGCCCAGATCCCAATAGGTATCGACCGGGAGGCGCGGGTCGATGGGGATGAAGTCGAGTGCGCGACCGTCGGCGATCAGGCGCTCCAGCTCCTTGCGCCAGATCAGGCCCTCCAGCATCGCCTCGTCGGGCTCCTGCTGATACTGGCTCGAGTAGAGGTATGGGTCGGCCTTCTTCATCGACATCAGCGCACTCAGCGGTTCCTTCCACTCCCAATACGACACGGGCTCGCCCTTGAAGCCGGTGTCACTCAGGAACTGTGCTCGTATAGCAGGTGGCAGCGCGTCGGCGTACTCCCTGTCCACAACTGCCGGGATCTTCACGCGGCGATAGGTGTCGGGCGTCTTCGGCCCCATGAGGTAATCGGTGCTGTCACCCTTGGTGATCCGCTGCTGGATCATGACGATGGGCACCTGATCGCGGGCGAGGCGCGAGCGCAGGATGCGGTTGAGGCGCTTGTTGGACTTGTTGACCTGGGTGAAGCTGCCATCGTCCTTGGACGGCAAGGGATCGTCGATCAGGAGCGCCCCGGTGAAGGCGTTGCCATCCACCATGAAGCCAGCGCGACGGCCCATGATCTGCCCAGCGAGGCTGGCGCCGTACATCGTGTGGCGGTTGCCGTGCTCATCGTTCATTTCCCAATTGAACTTCTGGTTGGTGTCCTTGGAGGGCGCCAGCGGCCAGAAGGTCTGGAACTGCTCGCTCGTCACGATGTCGCGAACGCGGCTGGTGTTCTCCTTCACCAGATCGTCGGAGTAGCTGACCGGCAGCCAGCGGGTGGACTGACCGGGCAGGGGATCGCCGGCACGGGTCGCAGCGCGATTCCGGTGGATCGAGTTGGCGATGGCATAGCCCGGCAGGTGGATCGAGAAGATTTCCGTCTTGGTCGCACCAGGCGCGCAGTTGATGATGGTCCGGTGCTGGCGCCCCTCGATCACGGCAAGCAGCTCGTCGCTGATGTAGCTGTGATGCCAGTTCCACACGAAGCGTTGGCCTTGGAGCCACCAGAAGAAGCACTGGATGAAGATCGGGAACGAGGTCGCGCAACAGTCGCGCAGCACCGCCTTCTCCGTCAGCGTCAGTTGCTCCCAATCGAGGCGCTCCAAGTCCATGTCAGTGTGTGGTTCCCGCCGCTGCCTTCTCGGCCAGGAGGTCGGTCACCTCGAAGTCCTCGGCCTCGTCCATGCTGTGCAGCACCAGCGCCTCCTTGCGCATCAGCTCCAGCATGTTGACCAGCCCGTGGGTCTTCTCCTCGGGCGTGCGGGCCGCGGCGTTCACCCATAGGCTGATGTAGGCGCCGATGTGTATCCACGCGCTCACCACCGCCTGCGGCCGGCTGGCGCGCTGGTGCTGATCGACCAGCCATTCGAGCATCGGGCGGAACACGCGGCGGGCCAAATCCTCGGCATCAGGCCCTTCGGTCATGTCCGTCACGATGTCGGCAAGCTGCTCGCGCGCCTCGGCCAGCTTCTCCTCGAAGCCGGGCATGGGCTCGGGCACCGGGATCATGGCGCCGTTGAACAGCTCGGCTGTGGCAGTCGTCAGGCGCCCGGCAGGGTCGAGCACCACGAAATCGGTAGGCTTGGCCGTCATGAGGCTGCCGTGGATGGCGACCACGCGGGGCATTCCGGCCACCTTGAAGTGCTCGGTGTAGGTCCGCCCCTTCGACCATTCATGGATCAGCTCGGCGCCCGCGTCGGTGCCGTCCCACTGCATGGCGTCCACCGTCGCCGCCTCTCGAACTCGGTATTTCATGCCTTCACCTTTCCGCCTTTGAGGAATTCGAGGAGCTTTTCGGATGCCGCCTTCACCTGATCCTCGGGCACGGTGATGGCAGCCAGCGGGATAGCACCGCCCCCTGGCCCGCTGATCTGGCGCCGGTTGGTGTAGGCATCGCCCACCTCCTTGGCAGCCTGTTCGAGGAGTTGGGCGCTGGCCATGATGTTCTTCCGCTTGCCCATTTCGCGGGCCATCTTGTCGAGCTGGCGCAGCCGGAAGGCGCGATGAGCGATCGGGATCTGGATAGTCTCGTCTACGAACGCCTTGCGGGCAGCGTTGAACATCGCCACCCACTTCTTGCCGAGGCTGTGCCCGGCCGCCTTGGTCGGGTCGTAGCCCTGCACCTGCTGGCGGGTCAGCTCAACCTCGAACTCCTCCTTGACGGCTGCGGCCACCTCGCTGGGGGTGTCCCAGCAAGCGAGCGCCATGACGATGAAGGCTTTCACCTCGTCATCGAGCTTTCGCGGTGCCATCGTCTGTCTTGCCCCCGTCTGGTAATCAGGCCACTCGCCTCAACTGGCATGTACCACAAGCCTGGGCGATGTGGACATGGGCGATGGTCGGCCCTCGGTTGGCCGCGTCCACCAGATCCTGCACTTTGGCAGCTCCAGCACCGTAGCGAGCGACGATGGAGACGAACTCCTCCACGTCATGCCCCCTGATAGCGAGCTTGGGGAGCCCGGCCTTGGTGAAGGCTGGCATCCCGAATTCATCCTTGTCCTGGCCGGCGTGAAGCAGCTCGTGCTCGACCAGAGCGCAGAACTCCACGTCTGAGCACTGTCGGCAGTATTCCGCGTCGAGGGTGATGACGAAATCGGGGACAAGGCCGAACCAGCCGACGAGCTGCTGGATCAGACGTGCCTTGGCCCACTTGCCCATTGCCATTGGAACGCCGGTTTCGCACTGGCCTATGACCTGCCTACCCCGGCGCGCGTTCTCCACGTCAGCCCACAAAAATCCGATAGTGGCGGCGTGCAGGTGCGTGTGCTCCGGGTTGTAGAGCTTGCCCCCCTCGGTGATGAAGGTTTCCCGGCACCACAGCTCCACCTCACCGGCTGGTGACATGGCGGTGTCCGAGTTGGGCTCGGGAGGGATGGGGCGCTTCATGGTGCGATCAGGCAGCGATAGGCGCGGCGGGCATCATCGAAGCGGTCAACGATGCGCCCTGGCCCGATCAGGCGGAGCTTGCCATCTACCTCTGCGATCCAGCGGCGTTGTTCCTTCTCGGTCCACTTGCGGCCGATGTGGAAGCTGTCGGGATAGGCGTACTTCGCGATCACGTCAGGGTCGGTGGCCGCGCTCATTCGGTTTCCTCGCCCGATTCGGGGAGCGGCACGTTGCCATTGCCCAGCATCGTCTCAGCGAACACGCGGGTTTCGGTCAGGGCCAGCTCGAGGAGTGTCTTGCGGAGCTTCCCCCCTGCCACGCCCTCGCCGCCGATGCTGGTGGCGAGCATCCAGCCGCACACAAACTGGATGGCTTGGTGCATCTGCTGGGGTGGCACCTCGTCGTTCTGCGCTTGAAGCAGCACCTCCATGAAGGCGGCGCCGACCTTGGAGCCCACGCGGGCAACGGCGGGGCGCTCCTCGGCGTAGGCGCGGAACTCACGGCGCACTGCATCGCAGTTGGCGTCGATCTGCTTCTTGTTGAACACACGGCGTTTTGTGCCGGCGACGTGCGCAGGCTGGGTAGAGGGCGAGGATTCCATGTCCATGTCCTTGGTGGTGGGGAAGTCTAGTGGGGGTGGCTCCGTGGGGCGAAGCGCAGCGGGATTTCCTGCCGCGTATCTTGGGTGTTGAGCTTGCTGACCACCTCGCGGATGGCGCAGGTGAGGCTTGAGGCTTCCTCTTTCAGCTCATCATGGCTGGCCTGCACCGCCTGCTCGACGGGATCTGGAACGCCGTGCTCGATGGGCTGCTTGTGGAAGATGGTCGACCAAAACGGGATGCGCTTGGAGACGGAAGTGCTCATGTCATGCTCCTCGGTTCATGCCTTCAACGAGGGAGCGCAGTTCGCGGATAGCTCCGGTCGCGTCGGCAAGTGCGGTCTGATACTTGCCAGCCTCCTCGATGCGCTTCTCCTGGGAGGCGACATAGAGATCAAATAGGCGCTTTGAAACCATCGCAAATAGGGCGACGGCAAGACCAGCCGGACCATACCCAACGAGCGTGGGGATGATTTGCTCCATCAGCGCAGCCCCTCATTGAAGCGGTAGCAGCGGAGCTTGCTGGCCGATTCCTGCGACTTGGCGTCCTTGAAGCGCATGATGACCACGCGCGCCTCGTCGCCCACCACCACCACCGGATCGGCAACGGGCTGGCGACACTCGGTCGGCTGCGCGGGATAGTTGGTCCCGGCTGCGGCAACCCCGATGCGTTCAGCGGACTGGAGCTGCAGGGCGCGGTTCACCCCGCACCCGGTCAACATCAGACTGAGACAGAGGGCAGCTCCGGCCTTCAACAGCGAGCTGGGCGGCATAGCGGGCATTTTCATCTTCGAGGCTTTCCAGTTCGCGGGCGCGGGCTTCCTCACGGGCAGCTACCTCGTCCTGATAGAGCTTGAGGGTGCGGTCGGCTTGGTCTTGCTGGCGCTGACGCTCTGCGCTCTCCGCCTTGTTGGCGGCATCCATCGTGCGGATGGTACAGGCATCTTCGGCCCGGTCCCGCTCATAGCGGCGGATGCTCGGGTCGATGATGAACTCGTGAAGTGCCCACACCCCGGCGCCACCAACGCCAGCGCCCCCGAGCCCGGCCACAATGGCAAGGATCGAGGGCGAGAGGCCGAGGAGGAGGCCGAGAAGCTTGAGCATCTATGCCTCGCTGCCGGCGAGAGGGGCGCCACCGGCTGCCAAGATGATGCGGCGAACGTTGGCAGGCTGGGCCGTCTTCCACGGAGCGCGGCGAATCGCGATGATCGGGGACTTGGCCTTGCGGACGATGTTGACGGCATCGGTCTGGTTGAAGCCGAGGATGTGGTAGTGGGTGTCGTCCTCGCCCACATACTGCGCCACGTGCCCGCCCTGGCCGCGCGGGAACACCAGCGTGTCGCCCAGCATGGCGACGGTCTGCGGCGTGCCCCACAGCGCCCAATTGCGCGCCCACAGGGCATTTCCGCCCGGATGATAGTCCCAGCCCGCGCGCTTGGCGCAGATCGACTGGCCGAGGCCGCACCAGGCGGTCGCGTCACCGGGATAGGTGGTGTTGGTTTCTTCGGCCCAGCCCATGATGACGGGGTTGTTGAGCGCGCCGAGAACTTCCTTGGTGCCGACGAGCGCGAGCGCTTCGAGGAGCATCTTGGGACCGGGCTCGCGCCACAGCCATTCGTAACCCTTCTGCATAGTCGCCTCCATTTTGCCTGATTCGGTTTACTCGAAATCCGCGTAGACCGCGAGGGGGACCGGGGTGCGGTAGTGCCGTCCCTCCACCACTGTCTTGAGGATGCCGTTGCGCACCGGGTAGATGAACTCGTCGCGCTTGAGCACGAAGGCGCAGCCGGGGTCAGCCGGCAGCGCCATGTAGTCAGGCCACATTTCGGCATAGAGGGCAGGCGCGTCCACGAGCTGGTGGATCAGCTTCTCGTCGCCGTCGCTAAACGGCAGCCCCTTCACCCGTTGCAGGTACCGCAACAAGGCGTGGCGCGTGATGCGCGGGCGCCAGCACCGCGTACTGTTGACCACCGACTGCATCGAGAACCGCCCCCAACTCCATCGCTCCTGCCATGCGGCGCAGCACGCCCTTGGTCAGGCGATGCTTATTTTCTGCCGCGCGCACCTGCCGATCGGTGCATCCTATGGTGGCGGCGAACTCCACCTGTGTCTGCCCCGCCGCCATCCGTCGAGCGTAGACGAACAGCGCCAGCGCGTCACTGAACTTGATCTGCATGATTCTCAGCCTTTCCGTTGAACAAACCTACTTGATCGCCCCAATGGTCCCAGCCTGGGCGGTTGGTGCGACTGAATAGCTCGACGCGCTTCGCCTTGGGCATCAGCCGTTCAGCCGCGGCGAATGCCTCCTCGGGCTTGCGGCTGTGCTCGCGCGTCAGCCCCATGATCAGCGAGCGCACCGATTTGGTGGTTACTGGCTTGCCCCGCACACCGATCAGGAACGGCTCGGAGGCGCAGCGCAGCACATAGCCAGTGCCGAAGCCCAGCTTGCCGGTGACGGTCAGCTTTCCCCACGTGCCAGCGGTTTTGTAGGCGAAGCCCCACGCCTTGAGGCATTCGATCTGCTGATCGAGCATCGGGTTGGTCGCCCACAGCCAGAGGAGCGTGTTGGGCAGCGCCAGATCCAGCACCGGGAATTGTTTGATCTCGGCCAGGGGCAGGCAGCGGTAGTGCCGCTTGGGGTTCTTGCGCTCGCCGCGCTCATTCCAGTTGCCGAAGTCCCACGGCGGATCGGCCATGATGAAGTCGTAAGTGTGCGGGTTGAGGTGCTCGAAGGGCCAGTTAAACAGTTGCACGGTGACCCTCCGGCCAGCGCGAGTGCGTCAGCATCCTGCGACGGGAGACGAAATAGTCCACCGCCTTCTGCCCGCTGGTCTTGCGGTAGTGGCCCAGCCACTCGCTCCACTCTGGCATCCCCGGCGTCAGCACCAGATAGCCGTCCTCCACCTCCATATCGAGGAACTCGTTGAACAGGCGGTCGCGGAGATAGGTCGAGAGGCGCGGGAAGCGCCCCTTGGCGGCGGTGAAGAACTTGACGGCGGTGGGCGCGGCGCGGGTCGCGTCACGCTGCTCGAACGGCGCCAGCTTCGCGAAGGCGCCCCCTGCGGTGTCGCGCTCACCACGGTGGCTCTCAGGCCACGCTCCCCATAATTCCTCAATGGTCATAAGCCCCCCCTCGGGGGGTTTAGGGGGATTTTGTACTGTAGGTTCTTTATAGGTGTCCGTGTTTACCGTAAGCGGCTTTTCCGTATCCGGTAAATCAGGAAGTGGTGGCTCCACTTCCGTGTTTTCAGGAAGTGGAAGGGTGAGCTGGACGGCGATGTCATAGACATCATAGCGGTACTCCGCGATGCGTCCGGTGGCCTCATCCTGCACCCGCTCGCGCACCACATAACCGGCCGCGATCAGGCCATTTATGAGCTTGTACGCCTTGTCGCGGCCGATGCCGCCTTGGCGCTGGATGTCGGCTGCCATCACCTGCCAATTGTCGGGTTTGGCGAGGAGATAGACGAGCAAGCCGCGCTCCTCGAAGGACAGGCGCTCGTCGTTGCACACGATGTTTGGAATGACTGCGAAGGCGTCTTTGCGGCGCCGCGTGATGATGGTCATGTCGGTAGAAGGCCCCATGTCGAACACCCGGCGCACGATGGTGCGCGCCGGGCAGGTGCGTCAAGCGATCAGCGGTCGGCCGAGTAGAACACCGGGATGTCGCAGGCGTCCTTGATGGCGTCCCCGATGGCGACGAACTCGTCGCGCTCGATCTTCTCAAGGCCAGGCGGCACGATCAGGAAGCGCAGCACACCGCGCTCCAGACGGTAACGGAGCTTGGCCGTGATCTCGATGGGTGGCCCGCCCTGGAACACCGGCATGGTCAGCACGATGGAGCTGGGCAGGATGATGTCACTATGCGAGGTGGCGCCGCCGTTGTCCTCCTCCTCGAACTGGAGCTTGGCGGTGCCGTCGCGCTGGTTGATGGCGCTCTTGAACGCCACGTTGCGATGCACCTGCAAGTCCAGAACGATCTCCTGCAGGCGCCCGGCGTCGGGCGTGATGACCGTGTGCGCCATGTCCTCGATGAACGTGGCGAACGCTTCCTGCGGGATCAGCGTGCCGAACACCTGCTTCCACTTGGCATAGTCGGGGTCGTAGGGCGTATCGAGCTGGGCCGTGTGCTTGTTGGTGGCCGGCGCAGCATCGACCAGCGTTTCGCCATTGGGGCCGCGCTCGTTGGGCTCGTGATAGTCAAGGCGGACGATGAAGGCGAGCGCCCCCGGATAGGCAAGGCAGAGCGCCGAGGCGCGCTTGTACTTGTTGGTGTAGCCGATCAGCGAGGCGGGCTCGATGAAGGTCAACGCCCCGGCGATGTCGCTGGGCAGCGTGGGGTTGAGCGCCACGATCTCATGGCGCTGGAGCCCGTTGGCCGTAAAGACCACCTGCGAGCCGTTCTGCTGGTTGATCGGCTCCGAGACGAACGTCTCGCGGATCAGCTTGATGGTGGCTTCGAGGTCGCTGGCCTTGGCCTTCGGCGCCTCGCTTGCGGGGGTATTCGACTTCGTATCTGCCATGTCTATCTCCTGATGGCTGGGGTTCAGTCTTCTTCGCCGTAGGTGCCGTTCGCCTTGTCAGCGAGCTTCACCACGGGAAGGTCGGGCTGGCGCGGGTCGCGGCCCACCAGCGAGCCGCTATCGTCCAGAAACATGATGGCGTCGAGACGCGGCGCCTTGGGCAGCTTGTGCTCCATCGAGGCGCTGATCTGGAAGGCGTCACCCTTGCGCTTGATGTCGAGGGACACGGTGATCTTGCCGGTGCCGCCGCGCTGTTGCACGGCGTCGGTGATCTCGCCCATCGCGGTTTCGATGTCCCGCTTTAGCTGACCACGGTCGGCGCGACCGAGAACGTCGATAAAGGTCTTCATTGTAGTCTCCTTCTCCGGGCGCCCTATCGCGCCTTGAGCTTCTGGATGTCGGCGCGGAGCGTGTCCATGCCGAGCATGATGTCAGGGATTTTGGTGACAATCTCCTTCAACTCGGCCTCGAGTTGCTGGTAGCGGGTTTCGAGAGCGTTGGTGTGCTGGGCACCGATGGCGGGGCCGAAGAACTCGTCACGAATCGCCTCCACCCAAGCACGCGGGCAGTTGAGGTCGGTGCCCACCCTATCGTCAGTCCAACCGGCGCAATAGCCGGTCAGATTGTTTTCGTACACCTCCGAGAGCTTCTCGAAGATGATGCGCTTGTCGTCACGGTCGGGCTCGCGCGCCTCGACGGCGGCAACCGTCGCCGCGTGGGTGAGCTGCGCCTGAAATGACTTCTCGACGGACGAGTGGTTGATCGGCACTACCTTTTGCACAGCGTTCTCCTCTGGCTGCTCGCGGCGCCCTGGCGCCTTCTTGTTGTGGACGGGGCAGCGGTCCCGGTGATCGTTCGAGCCGATGTACCAGCCCTGCCGCCGCCAATCCTTGATGGCATAGTCGGGATTGCTCTTGGAGCGCCCGGTGTTGATGTGGTCTGCGGTGACAGAACATCCGTCCTCGCCGCAGGTGATGTAAAGCGCAGCGTAGCCGCGCCCGGCCACGCTCGCTGGGCGAGTGGGGAAATGACGGTCACCCATTGAGGGCACCGCGCACGGCAGCCTCGTGCAGCTCGTCGGCCTTGGCCTTGGCGTCGGCCACGCTGCCGAAGTTCATCAGGCTGGGTTCGGTCGGCGCCGAGAGCTGGATCGAGAGCTTGTGGAAGTGATCGTAGCTGATCCAGTAGACGCCCATCGAGGTGCTGGCGCGGAGGTCGATCAGCTCGATGTCCTCCTCGTCGTCGGCGTTGAGCTTGGAGTGATCCTCCCAATAGAGGGGCTTTATCGAGCGCCGGTTCCACGCCGCCAGCCGCTCGACCTGATCCCCGCCGATGCGCAGGCCGAAGTGAAAGCACTCCTCGTCCCCGTCCTCGCTCGGATGTTCCCAGCGAAACTGCCCCGCATGATTCCAAACCACCCTGACCAACGCCTTGGCGCAGTGCGGGCAGCCCATGACCAACTCAGTCATTCAGTCCTCCATGTCGTCGTTGATGTACTTCGTGTTCGATGGCTGGCGCCCTAACGGCCTCGACGGGATCTTGCGCGCCTTGGCCTTCACCCCGTAGTGCCGGCCGATGACCTTGGCGTTGTACGATTTCTGCGCCACGTCCTTCCGGGTCTTTTCCTTGTGCTTGTCCTTGAGCCGGGGAACGAGATTGCTCTCCCGGTTCTCCCCTCCATTGACCAGGGCGACGAGGTGGTCAGCGTCCCATTTGTCGGCGGGGCCGATGGGGCGCCCGGTGTCATAGTCGCGGCGCCCGAAGCGTTCGAGCACGCGCAGCCTGACGCGCGGCGGGATGGCCGTGTCTGGCGTGGCGCCGATCCACTCGTCGGGCTCGCGACCGACCAATTAGCGGCCCCGCTGCATATGGTGCAGGCGCACCATGCGATCGACGCCTTTGCGCCGCGCCTTCTCCAGCGGCGAGAGCAACGGCAGATCGGTGCGCGGCTGGCGCCGTGGAAGTCCGAAGCGTTCGAGATATTCCCGAACAGCCTTGCTCCAGACCTTTTTGCCCCAGCTCGTGCCCTCGTGGCCCAGCCATGCATTCTCGCGCAGCACCTTCCGGCGCGTCTTGAGGTCAGCGTCAGCAGGCATCTGATCGTGAAGGCGGAGGATCAGCATGTCGATCTTGTCGCGCCACGCGGAGGTCATTTCACCTCCGTCAGGCCGGGATGCGCCGCCGCCACCGCCTCTTCGAGGAGCTTTGCCGCCTGTGCCTGGAAGCTGCGCTTCTCGGTTTTGGCGATCTTCTCGATGCGGCGCTTGAGCGCGTCGGAGATAGGGATGTTGACGCGCTTCTGCATGGCGCACCTCCGTTAATGGGTTTTTAACAAGCGACATCGTAATGATGTTCGGACGATGTTGCAATGGCATCGGTTTTAGATATACAAGAGGATGTTCACACATGGACACACGTGAAAAAGCGCGCCGTCTGGCGCTGATGCTCTGGCTGATGGCGCTCTCTGCCGCCACTCAAGGGGACAACTGATGCGCCGGACCAAGTTCGCTATCTTTCTCAACCGCAACGCCTTCGAGGTCACGCTGCTGTGCTGCTGGCCGATGGGGCTCTGGATCGCCTGTGCGATCCTCAACTGGAAGTGGAGCTGACTAATGCAAACGATTGCCCGCTGGGAAACACGGCGCTCCGGCGCCACCATGACGATCACTGGCAAGGACGCCGACAGCGGCGAGCCCGTGCTGGTGACTGGCGTCGAGAAGATCAACGCGAGCGTGACAGGCGGCAAGCCCACCGCTACCACAGTGCGCGGCGAGGTCTTTGAACTGGCGTAACCTCTCGGCCTACCCGTCCGCCGTGGCGGGTAGTGCGAGCGCTTTCGCTCACAACAGGAGACTGAATTGACCTTCAAGCCCGTTCTCATTACCACCGAACATCGCGGCGTCTTTGCTGGCCTCATTCCTGCCGATCAGGATTTGTCCGCACGCTCGATGCCGCTCAAGTCGGCCAAAATGGCGATCTACTGGGGCACGACAAAGGGCGTGATGCAGCTCTGCGAAACCGGCCCCACCGCCAACAGCAAGATCAGCGCCAAGGCAGACATCCCCATGCTGCACGCAATCACCGGCGTCTTCGATATTTCGCCGGACGCCTGGGCTTTGTGGGAAAAGGCATAGCGGCCATGACCATCGACCCGATCATCACAGCGGATGACGTGATTCGGGCTGGAGCTTGCTTTGAAGGAGTGATGCGCCCAATCGCCAAAAACCCGTCAAAATTCGCCGCCGCTATGCCGGTCTCAGCAGTCCTCCGCCTGATCTCGGCCGCAGACGCCGGTTACGTGACGCGGGCAGCGGAATTGGACGGCTACGGCTACGGCGACGGCTACGGCGACGGCTACGGCTCCGGCTACGGCTCCGGCTCCGGCTACGGCTCCGGCGACGGCTACGGCTCCGGCTACGGCTACGGCGACGGCTACGGCTCCGGCTACGGCT